GGGATCGCAGCCCGAGAGGGCCAGCGACCGCAGTTGGCCCGGGGTGGGAAACCATCGGGCGTCTGAGGAGAGATAGGCCCTCGCCGCTCTCCGCAGCGCCTCGGCCGGCACGTCGTGCAGCACCCGTGCCCATGTGGCGGCGAGCCTGCCGATGGTCGCGTCAGCCCGGAGCGGGAACACCTCGCCAATCTCGCCGATGACATCCACGATGACGGAGCGGTCAAGCATGACGCGCGCCTGCCGCCTTCTCCGCCGCGATATCCTGGCGTAGCTGCTCGAGCTGCTGTTTCGGTGTCAGGCTTTGTGCGGCGGTGGGACGCTGCGGCTCGACGAGTCGGCGACAGCAGGCGCGCAGCAGAGCCACGTTCGGCCCCTGCCCGTTGCCCGCGATGTCCGCGAGGGCTTGGCCGACGACGGGCCACGGGTACACGGGCGGGTGCAGCCCGTCTGTCACGGCGCGGACAGACGCGACCCATGCGGACGGATTCGGACTAGCCCGACAGAGCCCGGTCCATGCGCTCCGGTGCAGGGGATCGGTCAGCTCGGGCGGGGGCTCAGTTTCCTCGCGCTCGCGCGCGCGTGCGTGAGAGAGAGCTGTTACTGCTTCTGCATCTGCTTCTGCTTCTGCATCTGCATTGGGCTTACTAACTCGTATATTGCTTACATCGCTTACATGCGGCTTACTAGCCCTTACATTGCTTACATCGCTTACATCGCTTACATGCGGCTTTTTCCGCTTGCGCGCGCGGTGCTCGCGGACGTGCTCACGGTTCGCGATCCGCCGCTCGTCGGAATCGCGTAACTCGCGGTACGCGATGTAGTTGAGGAGGAGCCAGCCGCCGTCGATCTCCTCGATACGACGACCATCGTGCGCCTTCGTCCGGGACCACGGATCCGGCGCGAGAAAGCAGTCGAGTGCCTCGGTGCACTGCTCCATCGTCACGCCGGACGCTTTGGCGAGTCCGGGTTGCGAGACGAGCACCCGGCCCATCCGGTCGGCGAGCGCCAGCATCGTGACCCAGACGACCCTCGTGTGCAGCGGCTCCTGCCACACCGTCGAAAAGACGATGCCCGTAAACAGCTTCGTGAATCCTGTCATTTGATTACTGTAAGCCATATCACTTACACCGGCGTCGAAATCACGCCGAAGCCATGGCAGCGCCCACACCACAGAACCCAGTAGCCCATCCTCGACGGCGCCTCACCCGTCCCGCCGCACGACGGACACGTCGTCAGCGTCGCGTACACCGTGACGGGGCTCTCGTCTGGCATGGCTATCCACCGCGGCCGGCGACGCCCGCCAGGTATTCGCAGATGATCTCGCGCAGCATCTCCGCGCGCGTGAGGTAGCGACGGCGAGCGACGTTATCGAGCGCGCTGGCGAGCTCGATGCCGATGGCGACGGACACGGTGACGCGGGGCCGGCCGTGTCGGTCCGCACAGGGCGTCTGGTGGCGATATATCGCGATATCTCGCACGATCGGGGTGGGAGGAGTATCCGGGGTCATGGTGTCGGTATATTACGGAATATCGTCACTGGCGGCAAGTCGGGCCGGGAGTAGACCAAGACGACGGACGGGAACGGCGCGTTCCCTTTGTGCCCGCCGAATCGTAGACGCCCGCGGAGGAAACGAATCTCATCGGCCCGCATCGCGTAATCGTGCCACCATCGCGTATCGGTCCGTGCTGGCAGCAGGTAGACCGCCACGTCGGGCTCACGGGACTTGGCCAGCCACTGACCGACCCCGCGGCCATAGGGCGGATTGCAGAACACGCGATGCCCCTTCCACGACCGGGCTAGTCCGTCGTGCGCCGCCGATCGCAACGGGCACGGGTCGAAGGTGAAGTGGAACTCGCGATCCAAGTCGGCATAGAGGGCGGTCGGTGTGGCGTGGTGTACCGACTGCGCCGAAAAAAGCACCCGGCTCATCATCCCGTCCCCGTCCTGCCCCACCCATCCAGTAGCGCGCAGGCGCCCACATAGATCGCGTCCCGCGTGTCCGCGTTGCTCCGCTGCGCCAGCGACGACGACGACGCCAGGATCCGCGCGCCCAGCGCCTGCTTGATCTCCTTCCGGACGCGCGCTGCCCGCACATAGACCGGCGGGCGCCCCGTGACCTGCGACGCCACCGCGCCGAGCGCGCCGACCACCATCGAGCACAGCATCAGCGACTGGTGCATGGCGACACTGCCCGCGGCACGATGCCGCGCGTAGACCGCTTTCTTGGCCGGCTGCTCGATGACCCATAGCTGGTCCGGCGGCAGCGCGAGGGAGAGCCCGCGCGCCCGCCGGCACAAGCGATCGATGCGCTCGCCGAGCTCCGTGCCGGGTTGTGTGCTCAGCGACCCCGCGAGGATGAGGGCCGGTCCCGCCCGCTCCTCGATTGTGACTCCCGTGCCGAGACAGCGGCGTGAATAGGCCGCGTATCCGGAGCAGTCGAGCCCGGGGTCCCAGGCGACGAGGACGTCACTCATGGGCCGAGCTCGGTGAACTGGAACCTCCGAGCGCACCTCTCCATCGGGCACTGGGAAGGTGCCGGCGGCAGAGATCTGCATCGACCCATCGGGCACATCGATGATCCTCTAGGGTAGTCGCTCGCCGCCTGTGGGCGGGAGCGTGCGCGGGTCCAGCCGCAGCCACCACTCCGTCTCGTCCTCCGGATGCACACACACCGGCAGTCCGGTGCGGATCGTGTCGAGCACCGCGAGCAGATGTGTCGCCTCGGCGAGCGCGAGCGCGCGGCCGTGCGCGCGCGCGGACTCCCACGTCTGCCGGTCTGCCGTGCGCAGCCAGGCGATGGCCGCGAAAAAGGCGGCACCGGCGATGAGCCATCGCGGGACCTGTCGCCACGGGCTACGCATCCTCGTCGGCCTCGTCGTCGGTCACGACGTAGATCCGGAAGATCACAACGCCCTTGTGGACGTCGATGAAGTAGTCATGATCCACGATTTTTCCCTGTACGCGGAACGCCTCAGCACGGTACCGCATGACGGAGTCGATGGACACCTCTCGGTACAGCGAGTCCGGGACGTCTGTGGGATTCTCCACCATCAGCGGTAACGCCGTCCTCAATCGTGCAATGATGGCGGTGCGCTCAGCCGATGTCAGCGGAGCAGCGGGCTCACAGATCAGGAGCTGGAGCGCGTTGCGCACATGCTCCCTTGCAGTCTCGTTATTCCTCGTCATGGTCCGTCCCGTCCCACCAATGCTCGCAATGACTGTCGTCGTCTCGATAAGGGCATGGCGTTTCCGCCGCCCCTCCATAGCCACAGTTACAGCACACGCCACCACATGGCTCGCTTGCCGATTCGGTTTCATTCGTCATTCTTGCTCCAACTTTTTTGGCCAGTCCCTCACGCGCAGATCGTGCGGCCACTCCTCCGGATCTGACCCGTGAGGCGACTTGAGCCCCGCCGACCCGAGCTGCTTCACAAAGACCGCGATCCCCGCGCGTCCGCACTGGTCGATGATCGATCGCACCCACTCGACATCGCATGGCCGCGCACTAGGGCCGCTTTCGCCGCCGACGATCACCCACGAGAGCCCCGAGTCCCGCAGATTGCCGATGGCATAGCCGGGATCATCGCTGAGCACACCGCGGGCTGACAGAGAGCCCAGCGCCGCCGTCAGGTCGATCGGTCCGAGTAGTGGTTCGAGCGACAGGAACCGCACCGCCGCCGCCGTCCACAGCAGCCACGGGATGCGCTCCTCCGCTGTCGCCTGAGTCTCACACGACGTGCCGAGCCAGACGTGAGGCAGACTGATGACGTAGCGTCGCAGCCAGGCCGCCATGCGCTCGGGCCGCTTGGTCAGCACCTGAAACGTGTGCCTATTCGCGCGGTGCATCACCGCGAAGACCTGTGCGATGTAGTCATCCGGCACCGCCGGATGGAACAGGTCGCTCATGGAGTCGACGAACACGCGGCGCCTCTTCCGCCACCGGAGCGGCTGCGTCAGGCGGTCGGGGAGCAGGCGGACCTCGCCGGTGAACGCCGCGCGCCCGCTGGGAGTGATCGTCGCGAGCCCCCCGTACTGCGCGGTGTGCCGCAGTCGCGTGGCCGCGAGGCGCGCGGCGTAGCAATGGTCGCATCCGGCGCTGACGCGCGTGCAGCCGGCTGTGGGATTCCAGGTGGCGTCTGTCCACTCGATGGCAGACCGGTCACCCATCAGACCCGCCCTCCTTGAGTCCGGTGTGCCCTCGCGTCCAGCACGTCGAGCGCATACTCGACCGCCGCGGCGTCCTCTGTGTCTGTGGTGCACACTATGCCAGCACACCAGGGGTCACAGACCCAATCGAGTGCGTACAGCTTCTGTCGCACGTAGTCGAACGCCGAGTCTCCGCCTGCGCCGAACCAAATACCCCAATACCCACCGGGGTAGCCAAAGTCATCACCATCACGCTCGGCCCACGCGATCGCGAGAGATCCGATGAAACACCCGCAGTACGGGAGACAGTCATGGTGGAGTTCGTCTCCCTCTATGGTCGTCCACCGCTCCGGCGTGTGCGGGCGGCTGATCGCGCCAGCCAGCACATCGGGTGCGACATCCGCGACCGCGTAGATCAGGCCGCGCATGGTGGGCGGCACTCGTGCTCGCGAGTCATTCGTCATTGGTTGCCCTCCTCGTGCGCACCCAGCGATCGCAGCGCCCGCGTCGTGTCGCCGTCGCTGGTCGGCTCAGCGCCATCAGCTGCTCGACGGTCGCCGCGTGCTGTGCCATCATGGCCGGCATGAGGTCCCGCACGGCGTCGGCGTCCGCCAGTGCGCCGTGTGCGCCCGCGAGCACGATACCGAGATAGTGGGTCATCGCGCCCACCAGCGTGCGCGGCTCCAGTGCCCGCCAGACCTCGTAGAGATCGATCTCGCGCGACGTATCGAGGTCGATGCCCAGCTGGCCCGCGCGCCGCAACTCCGCGTCCAGGAGGGGCACGTCAAACCGCCGCGAGCCGTAGCCGACGAGGACGGCGCCGTCGAGGAACACCTGGACGGTCGCGGCGATCTCGGCGAAGCGGGGTGCCATCTCCACGTCGCCGTCCGCGACGCCGTGGACCGCCGTCGCCTCCGGCGGGATAGGGCGCCCAGGATGGACGACGCTCACGAGCGTGTCGCCATCGTCGCGCAGCAGGGCGATCTCGACGATGCGCGCGGTCTCGATGTCGAGGCCGGTGGATTCGAGGTCGAGGTACACGAGGGGATGGCTCACGTCTGTGCCTGCACGGAGCGCTCCAGCGCCGCACGCAGCCAGCCGGACACGGCGCCATCCGGAGGGTGATAGCCGCGCGCGATCATCTTTTCTTTTGCCTCGGCGAGCCGCGCGCAGAAGTCGCCCAATATGCCCGCGAGGCTGCCGCAAAACACATCGTCGCGCGCGTATCGGACGAGGGCCGGCGGCAGCGTCGGGTGGTACGATAAAAAATCCCACCACGCGCGACCGGTCACGTACATCGACCCTTGCACCTGCGCGTAGTACTCGGTCGGCTGCGCCTCGTATTCGAGCGCGAGCAGGTGGCGGACGTGCGCGGCGGGGCCCGGACACTTGAGCTCCAGGCCGCCGTCCTCGCCCACGAGCCCGTCGGGCGAACACCCGTACCCGGAATCGTCGGCGAGCACGAAGCCCACACGCGCCACATCGACGTCGCGCTGGAGCTCGTAGAAGCGGATGGCTGTCTGCTCGAGCTCCGTCCCGCGCGTCATGAACCCCGAGACATCGGGGTCGAGCGGCTCACCGAGGAGCCACTCCGCCACGAGCTCGGCGAGGTAGCCCTCGGACGCGGCACTCTCTTTCGCCGTCTTCGGCGTGATGAGCCGGTGGAATGCCGAGGCCGTCGGCACGCCGAGCCGCGCCGCCACCCACTCGGGCGAGCCCTGCTCGCAGTCGACGACGATCATGGTGCCGAGCCCTGCTGCGCGCGACGCTTGGCCTCGATCGCATTGACGGCGACGTCGTAGAGTGGCGCGGGGATGTCCCCGACCCGCTCCACGCCCAGGAGCCGGAGGAGCCGCGCCTTGCTCATAGTGACGCCCGCGAGCAAGCCCTCGAGCTGCGCCACCTGGTCCTCACTGATCGGCTCGTGCGTCGTCCCGTCGGCGTCGGGCTCGGCGGTGGTGAGCCCGAGGACCTGAATGAGGGACTGCCGGCGCGCGTATGTGAGGGCGGCTGCCACGCGCTGCGGCGCGCTCATCGAGTCGGACTCGACGACGGGGCACGCGAACGTCGCCGTCGCCCTCCCCCCGGCAGCGTGCCGGAGTGTGCACGTGCACCGGAGCTCGCGGTCCGTCATCACAGTATCCCACCCATACGAGAGTCCCAGCCGGTGGAGCCACGGGCCGGCGGTGCGCGCGATCTCGTCGAGCTCGGCGTAGGTATAGCTGTAGCGCGCACCCGTTTTTTTTGAGAGGATGTTGGCGACGCTGGTTTTGGCAATGGGGGGACACGCGCCCTGGAACTGCGAGAGCGCGGCCCCGAGCTGCTGCTCCGCCAGCCGATCCGCCATCCTCTCGTGGAGCGCCACCAGCTTCTCGATGCCCTCGACGCTCATGTCCTTTTCGATCGCGAGCCGGAGCATGCCCGCGATCGGGTCGTCGGTCGTACGGTGCACGGCGAGTGCCGTGGCATCCTCGGGCGCAGGTGCGTCTTCGGATGTGTGTGTCATCAGAAGGCCAGGTCGTGGTCGGCGTCGGGCGCGTACCAGCCCGGGCACGTCGTGCTCCGGCACTGCGGGCACGGTCCCGTATCGCCGGCCGGTCGCTGCCAGTGCTCCCGCGTCTCATCCCAGCCCGCACGCTCGGCGCAGTCGCACGCGCCGAGATCCGCCGACGTCTCGATGCGCGTCGTGACGTAGCGCCGGCCCGTCTGCACGACGGGATCGAGGGCGAGCCGGGCCGTGATGATCGGTCGGCCACAGTGCACGCAGGGCGGGGCTGCCCGCTCCGCGTCCTGCACGCTGCGGAGTGCGGCACGGACCGCCGCACGAGTCGAGATACCGGTCGATGTCATGGGGTCCTCCCATAGGGGGTGTCATGTCCTCGCCTCGCCGCACGCCTGGCACGGCGCGAGCCCCGGGGTCAGCTGCTCACACGCCTGACAGCGCCGCCAGCACGCGCGGTAGTCTGACCGGTGGGCGTCGGATCTCTTCGGGCGCTTCCGCGGGTGCGGCGGCCAGTCGTAGACCCGGCTCCATCGGTAGATGGTCGCATGCGCCAGGCGAGTGATGGAGGCGATGTCGAGCACCGGCCGGCCCTCCACCCAGAGCGCGAGGGCCGCGGCCATCTGGCCCTGGGTCGGCTTCGAAGACAGCGCGTGCCGCGGCCATGCGTGCCTCTGGCGCCACTCATAGACGGTCCCGACGTGGACCTCGAGCCGTCGCGCGATCGCCGGCGCCGTCAGGCCCCGGCGCCATAGCCGCTCCGCGATCCTGACGGCGCCGGCCTCAGGTCGTGTCATCGGCGCGGCCGCGCGAATCGGTGCGCCCACCAGACCAGGATCAGGGTGTCCACCACCACCCACACCAGGAGGATGTCCCCGAGGGTACGCATCAGGCCGGATCCTGCAGGACACGCCGCACGTACTGCATGATCGCCCGATACAGCAACCTCCGCGCGGCCGGCCTGCATGCGGTCGGCCACGGCGTCGATCTCCCGCAGGTCCTCGGGACTCACCCGGGTACTGACCACCGGCCGCAGGTCCGTCGAGTGTCTCGCCACCGTCCCTCTCCTGGGTGGATGTCTGCGGCAGTATACGGGTGACGCCGGCGCCGGCGCAAGTGTGCATGTTCTTGCAGTCCGCCTGCAAAACCTGTCACTTGCGCGGGCGGGCCGCACACCGTACCGTATGGCATGGCACCCCCTCGTCTCATGGACCCGGACCGCCTCGTGCGCATCGTGCGGGACCGCCCGTCGCTGTCGCTGCGCGAGCTGAGCCGCGAGACGGGACTCTCGCCGAGCCGCATCTGGCAGATCCTCCGGGGCCGCGGGTGGCGCTGGTCGGCCCGATGGGAGATCCTTCCGACGTCAGATGGGCCCACGATCGACGACTAAGCCGGTACCGCAGTGTGCACGATCCTTCGCAGTTTGCACGACCCTACCGCCCCGAAGATTATCCGAACTACCGCATGATCCCTACGATTTTCCTGCCGGCACGGATAGTGCAACGTATCGAGGATAGATTACGCAGGGCCCGCGCCTCGGGGCTGACTCAGGGGCACCAGAGGGAGGGACCGTATGACCAATCACCCACACCGATCCGCGCGTCGCTGGCGGCTCCACGCCGCGAGCGTCGAGATGGACGGCCTCCATCTCAGCGCCGAACCCTGCGCTACGGCGCGGAGCCTCCGCGAGGCGCTGGTCCTCGCGGAGGACTACAGCCTCCATGGGCCCGAGGGGGTAGCGATCGTCTCCCCCGCCGGCCGGGTCATCTACACGGCGGAGGAGTACGCTGTCGTCCGCCGTCAGGTCGCCCAGACGGAGGAGTAGCACCACCATCCGCCCTGCGCTCGGGTGACACCGGGCGCAGGGAATCGAAGGACCGGCAGGGCCCGCGCCTCGGGGCTGACTCAGGGGCACCAGAGGGAGGACCACCATGGAGTACGACGTGGATCTGGACGGCGCCTGCGAGACGGGCGAGACGCTAGCAGAGCTAGCGTCGGAGTGGAGCACAGAATCGATAGTGCGCGTCGGCGCGGAGTACTACTACCGACACGCCAACGGCGGTAGTAGAGGATCGTACGACCGCCGGGATGGCGACGGGGTGTGGCGTGACCACCCCGTCGAACCAGCCCAGGAGCTCGCCCTGGCCGAGGCCCGGGCGTATCTCCTGGGCTGGGGCTACTCCCCAGCCGAGGTCGCCCGGCTGACGGAGGCAGAGTAGTATCCGCCCTGCGCTCGGATGACACCGGGCGCGGGGAATCCGTAGGACGCAGGGCCCGCGCCTCGGGGCTGACTCAGGGGCACCAGAGGGAGGGACCGTATGATCGACCTCGTAGTCACCAGACACCCCGCGCTCGTGGCGTACCTCCGAGCGCGGGGTGTCATCGCAGATGACACCCCGATCGTCCCCCATGCGACTCCGAATGACGTGCGAGGACGCCACGTCCTCGGAGTCGTACCACTGCGCCTGGCGGCGTGGTGCCACAGAGTCACCGAGGTCACACTCGAGGGGATCGAGGGGATCGACGAGTACTCAGTTTGTCGGGTCGCTGACGTGGCGCCGATCGTCCTCGACGCGATGGAGACGTCACGGTTGGGGGGGTGGCGTTTCCGCGCCTCCGAGCCATGCGGATAGGCGAGATCATCGAGGTCGGCGAGGTGGTGCCGGAGCGCCACCCCGCTGAACGCGAGCCCGTACCGGCCACACCGGCCACCGTGCCGGCCACCGTGCCCGCGGCGGTGCCCGCATGACACTCCGCACCGTCCGGCCCGACCGGCTGAGTGGGGACGGCGGGCTGCTCCTGTCGCGCGTCTGCTGTGTCGGCCACGACGGGCTACTGACATCCCCGTCGATGGGGACTCCCTGGCCCCGTCTCGCCCTCACAGCGGACAGCTGGTCGGATGACGCGGCCGTCCTCGGGCGGTGCGGGCTACACGGTATTTGGCGACCCGACCACCTGGATCGGCTCGTCCCCTACCGGCGGGATGAGGCCGTGTGCTTGGTGCGCGGCTACGGCCGCGCCGTGGTCGGCGAGACGGGCGCGCGGGTCGAGCGCCAGATCATCGACCAGATCATCACCACGGCGCCGAGCATCGCAGACGCGATCCGCGCCCGCTATCCGGATGCGGATGTCGTCGTGCGGGCGCGACGCACGACGGGGCTCCGGGTCACACAGCTCGCCGACGGGGGCGTCGTCCGGGAGCGCTATCGCGACGGCCAGCTCCACGGGTCGCGAGTGCACCGCTACCCTGGGGGCGTCGTCCGGGAGCGCTATCGCGACGGCCAGCTCCACGGGTCGCGAGTTCACCGCTACCCCAGCGGTGTCGTCGTCCGGGAGCTCTATCGCGACGGCCAGAGGCAGAGTAGTATCCGCCCTGCGCTCGGATGACACCGGGGGCGGGGAATCCGTAGGACGCAGGAGCCTGCCAGATCAGATCGCCAGCCCGAGCGTCAGCCCGAGCGTCGCCGACAGTGCCACCCACGGCAGCGCGCGCCGGACCTGCTCGTACCACGGCGGCGACGCGAGGCGCCGGTAGTCGGACACCAGCACATCGAGCGCGTGAATCACCGCCGCCTGCTCGGCCACCGTCGAGTCGGCTCGCGTCAGGCGCCGCGCCGCGAGGGCAGACACGGAGTCGCATGCCATCCACCCGACCCGACAGGCCTCGCCGGCGGCGGTGAGGACGGACACCGCCGCAAGAGCGGCATCCCGAACCCCTGGCGTGATCGTCGTGTCCTCCGCGAGCACCGTGTCGAGGTGCGCGACCCGCTGCGCGACCTCACGATCCAGCGCATCGAGGCGAGCACGGACTGAGACCACCGTGTCGCGATACGCGCGCGCCCGCTCGGCATCCTCACGATCATGAACGACCCGCCGCGCGTGGTCAGCGTCCAGCGCCGTCCGCACGAGCGTCAGGCTGTCGCGCGTCATGTCCGCGCGCGCCAGCGCCCGACCAGCACGGACCTGACCGAGCACGCCCCAGAGCAGGGCGGCGACGAGGCAGGCGCCGACGAGAAATCGGATCATCCCGGCACCGTCCTGGTGACGGGCGCACCGAGCCGGGCGATGGACGCATCTCGCACGAGCCGTCGGAGAGGTTCGCCAATCTGCGGGACCTGGAAGTGTATCCAGCGGTGGAGACCATCAGCGGTCCACTCCTCCAGGAGGAGATCGAACAGGATGCGTCCCGCGCCCGCGATGCGGTGCTGGCACTCGTCGTGGGACATGCCGGGTGGGGGCTGGAAGTCCGCCGCGCAGCCGTCTATGTGCCAGGAGTTCGCGGCGCCGCCGACCGCCGCGTTGAGCGCGGGCGACCGGTACCCGGAGGTGATGCGGAGAGGTCGGCCCTCGAACACGTCCTGCCGCACGATTTCGAGTTGCGCGCTCAGGCGCGCCAGGTGCACGAGTTGCTGCGCACCGGGGACATTCTGCATGCCGAGCGCCTCGCCCGTTGCGCTGCGGATCATCTCCATCGCGGTGAAATGGGTCGAGAGCCGGACCAGGCGGAGGTCGTCGAGGCTCACGACGCGCTCCGGCGGCCGGCGATCACCAGGTGCGGGTCCGATACGTCCAGCGTCGCGTCGTCGCCGAAGATCACCCAGACCTTGCGACCGATGTAGCCGGCCAGATGCGTGCGGAGATCTGCGCCGGGAATGACTGCGTAGTATCGCCCCGCCGTGGCGCTGCGCTCACTCGCGCTGACGCTCAGCGAGGCGTCGATCGTCGCGCCCTCGTCCGTCGCGGCGATGTGTGCCGTCAGCCCCGTCAGCCCGGTGGCCGCTTCCGCGAGCCCCGTCGCGCTGGCCTTGCGCGTCACGTCGTACTCGGGCTCGAAATCATTGTCGAGCGCGATCTCAGGTAGGCTCATGTGTCAGTCACCTCGTATCGTGGTCCCGGACGACCGGTGATCGCGTACCGCGCGCCCACCCGCGTCGTCACGCCGTAGCGCAGTCCACCACGGCGGGCGAGCTCGTAGCGCACCGCCACCGACTCGATCTTGCCGGCGTGCGAACCAAACGGCCCGCCGCGGCTCGTGCCGCAGAGTCCGAGTGCGGTACGCACTAGACGATCACGAACCGGTCACCGACCCCGGGTGCCTCCGTGATCGCGGTGTAGGTCAGGAGCCCCGTCGTACCAGCATAATCGGTGACGTCCGATGCCTGCCCTGCCAGGACACCCGTCACCCAGACGATCGTCCGACCGATGTAGTGGTCATCGGTGGCCTCAGCCAGGTCACTCGTCATCTGCGTGATCGAGAGCGTCCCCACTTCCGCCACCCCCGCCACGATCCCGGCAAAGGATTCGCCGAAGGTGCCCGCAGTCGCGTGGCCGCTGCGCGCCTCATCCCAGAGCGCATCCACTCCCGCCGCTGACAGGGCATAGCCGGCCTTACTCGCCGCGGCGACGACCACGCCGTCGGTCCCCGTATCCAGGAGGATCGCATCGGCCACGGCGTCCAGGGTGTCGATCTGGTCGGGGAGCGTCGTCCCCGTGTCCACGAGCACGGCGTCGACGACGGTCTGGATCGCAGCGACATCGGCGCTCACCGAGGCACCCGCTGGCGTCCCCTGCGTGTCGCGGAGTGCCTCGTGCGAGTCCGTGGTCTCGTCATACGTCCCCGATCCGGCGCCGGTCGCGCGCATCTCCGTGCGCGCAGTGGCGTCGGCTGTTTGTTTGCCGCCGAGCAGCCCGAGCCATTCGGCGAGGCTTGTGATGCCGCCGAACAGCGCACCCGTGATCCGCGTCAGCAGCGTGTCGACGTTTGCGTCGAGGGTATCGATCTTGCCCTCGACCGTGGTGAGCGCGGCCGCGGTGGCGAGGCCGGACTGTAGTTCGGTCGTCAGGTCCGCCGCAGCTGCGGCGGCCGTCATCACATCGGCCGCCATCGCCCCCACGCTCGCATCGATACGTCCAGACACCAGAGCCGCCGGCACACGAGTCTGCAGGTCCTCGGTGTCGGCTTGGATGCCGTCGAGCTCCGCCTGCAGTGTCGTCCCCGTGTCCACGAGGATCGCCGCCACGTCGCTGCGCTGCGCGTCGAGATCCACGCCGCCCGCGTCAGAGATGGCGAGGCCACCCGCTGCATCAGCAGCCGCATCGGGGAGGGCCGTCCCGGCGAGCCCGCGCGTCGCCGACACAACGCGGAATGCCGCGGCAACAAAACTCACCGTCTGGGCATCGACCGTGATGGACGAGACGACGACGTGGTACCACGACCCGACGGCGTAGAATCCCGCATCGGTGTCATCGCTCAGATCGAGACTGATCCCATGGATCCCTGTCAGCCCGTCGAAATCAATCCCGTCGGTATCGAGCAGCACATAGCCTGCATCACTCGCGCGCTGGGTCACCGATCCGTCTTTGTAGACCTCGACATCCGTCACGGCGAGCCCGGTCATCGTCACGCTGGCGCCGGTTCCCCCGTCGTAGGACGCGAATAAAATCGGCAGCGTGTCGCCTGCCTCGACATAGTACACTGGATAGCTCATGCGACGAGCCTCCCGGAGAGGAGTAGACCACCACCGACCAATTTCCCGTCGCCGACGAGCGGACCCTCAGGATCTCCACCACCTACCGCAGCACCTCGCAGTGCGATCGTCGCCGTGTTCCAAAAATCCGCCCCGTCCATCGTGAAGACGCCGGGGTCTTCGCTTGTCGCCTCGATGACGCGCCGCGCCGTCCCGATCGATGTCCCCCCGCCGCCCGCCGCCACGGAATCTTCCGACCCGTCGGTATACGATGCCGGGTATGCGGTGAAACTAATATTACTTCCCACGCTCTGGTTGGCGGCCGCGATGATCGTCGTCCCCGCTTCCGATCCCCAGCTGTGCGAGATCGACGGCGGGTCCGGCTGGTCATCTGCCGTGACGATTTCGTGCGCAAACGCGACCTCGACCGCCGTGTCGGTGTCCTGCTCGTCCATGACGTAGCTCTGCGCGGCGACGCGGATACTCGCTCCCGTCTCCACGGTGACCGTCGTCCCCTCATCGCCCACAGCCGTCTTCTCGGCGAGGAAGATGGGATCCGTGGTGCCGGGGTTGTTCCGTCCGATCTCGCTGAAGCCGCTCGGCCAGGTGATCGTGCTGAAATCGATATTCGCGCCGACGATCAGCGTGATGCGGTGGCCCGCTGTCGGATTCCCGCTCGCGGCCACAGGGATGGCATGCGAGGTGCCGAGGCCCGTATAGTGACCCTCGTAGATGACGGACATCTCAGTCGAGGTCCGCGCGGAGACGGGTGAGCGTCATCGTGCGCGGGAGATCGGACGCGGGCACGACACCACCCCACCCCCCGCGATAGGCGCGATCCGGATTAGCCATCTCGATGCGGCAGGCTCCGCGCGCCGAGAAAAGGGTGACGTGCGCTGTGCCGGTGAAGCGGTGCGTCGCCGCCGCGGCGTCGTGATCGCCCAGGTTCGTGCCGGCCCACCCGACGACCGGTCGACCCAGGACGGCATCGACGCCCCGCACGCGCACGACCCACTGCGCGGCCCGGGCGGACTCAGGCACACGCAGCACGAGGGTGTACCCATCTGTCGCACGGATCACGAGCACGCCCTCCTCCTGCTGGAGGTCGATCGCGTCGAGGGTCCGACCGAGGAGATCAGTCAGCGCCGCTTTCACGCGACTCACGGATCGAGCCCCATCACGAGATTCCACGCCATCACGCGGTCCACGGAGAGCGCCGTGCAGATGGTCAGGACCTCCGCAACCCGGAGGCCCGGCGGCACGCCGCGCTCCGCGTCACCGAGCCGGGCCGGGCTCAGGCTGACGCCCGGCTCCATGTTCACCCGCGCGCACAACTCGACCTGCGACACCTGGCGCACGGCGCGCAACCCGCGGAGCGCGGCGCCGAGCGCCTCGAGGCGTGTCATCGGCGGCAGCGGATTCGCCGCCAGCCACTCGTCCAGGATCACCTTCCACCCCGCGCCCTAGTGACCTGCGTGTCGGTCTCCATGCATCGAGGCCGTCGGCACGCTCTCCACCACGTCTGCACCAGAGGCTCGCAGTCGAGCACCGCGCGCCATGCGCCCCAGCGATGCAATCCGCAAACACACCAGAACCTCCCCCACGATGTACCCATCATCGTTTTTTCCTCGCTCCTCTCATGCTCGTCCGCCCCGCCGGATCAGGCTCGCGCTCTTGGCGAGCGCGCGGAACAACCCGCCCGCCGCCCGCGCGCCCTCTTCGCTCACCACGTGCCCGCCGACGAAAACAACGAACAGCCCGCCGAGCACGAACAGCCCGGCGAACAGCAGGAACGGAATCCCCGGGATCTGCCCGAGCACAAGCATCGGCACGAGCACCAGCCCCGCGCCGAGCAGGAGGAACACCAGGCCGAGCAACGCGACCCGGAGTCCGTCGTCGATACTCCGCGTCTTGGCGGGGATCTTGTCCGTCGGCACGCCCATCGCGCGCAGCGTGGCGCTCGTCTTACCCGCGTCGTGGATCGTCATCGTCCTCCTCCCTCCCTCTGCTCCGACAGAAAGTGCCGCACACACTGCGCGAGCTGGCGCCCGCTCACGGGCTTACACAGCCAGCACCCGATGAAGTGTTCCGGGGGCGGAGCCCCGGAGACGACAAGATACCGCACGCCCGGCAGGAGACGCACCACGTCCTCGTGTGTTCCGTCGCCGAGCGTGTGATCGAGCACCAGCACGTCCGGCCTCGGCACCAGCACGCCGGGGTGATGCACGACCTCGCGCACACTCGCGACGGCGACGACCTCATGGCCCGCCTCCTGGAGTGCCTCCGCGTACAGCGCGCGCTGGCTGTCGTGGTCCTCGACCACCAGGACCCTCATGGTCCACCCCGGACGAGCACGTCGATACGCGCATGGACCTTGCTCACGGACTCGCGCACCGTGCCCAAGTCCTCCCGCACCTCGCGCCGTAGGTCCGCGATCGCCCGGGCGCTCTGCTCGCTCATCTCCGTCACCCGATCGCACAGCGCGGCGTGCTGCGCATCCATGCGCTCGATGCGGCCCAGCGCGACGCCGTTGCCGTTCTTCCGGCCGTTCCGGACCACCTTCCACGCGATCGCGGTGCCCGGCAGCCCGAGCCCCATCAGCGCACCGAGGGCGGCCCCGATCTGCACAATCGCACTCTGACCCAGGAGGGCCGCGTCGGCCCCGAGTTGCGCGAGGAGGGCGTGCATCATGTGGACTCCACCGCGAACCACCGCACGCGGTTCGACGCCTGCGGTGTCGCGCTGGCGACCGTATCGGTCGCCGTCTCCCATGTCACGCCGTCCGGGCTATCCCCGTCCGTCGCCGCATTATGGCCGTGCACCGTCACCGTGACGCTCCCTCCCGTGGGCGCGATCATCGATGTGATCGCGTGGATGCGGATACGGACCTCCGTCGCAGACGACGAGCCTGGGTGCGTCAACGACACCGATCGATCCGCGAACGAACATAGATTCGTCCCCACTCCGGTTTGCGCGCACGTGTAGAGCGCCGTCTCCCTGGTCTCCCACGCCCCGAGCCCCGTGTCATCCGATTCCACGGCGACGGTGGCCGACACGGTCGTTTTCTCGGACGGCCCCGCCCCGAGATCCACGATGGCCTCGAGGGTCACATCATAGTGTAGGGTGTAGCTGTCGTCCACTGACGGCGCGTTCGCGCCGAGCGCTACCTCCGTCGTGGCGTCGACGGCCGTCAGGCTGTTGGCCGCGGGGAAGTCCACCGCGCGGCTGGTCACGGTCCCCGCCTGCACAATTTTCGCGTAGGCCGTAAATCCGGTGGTGCTCTTGTCCGACGCGAGCAGTCGCACCTCTTGGTCCGAGCCCGATCCGAAGCTCGTGTCGAAGACCACCACCGACTCGGGCACGAGGATGATGTCGGGCGGCGCGGCATAGGCAGAGCCAAAGGTCACGGCGTCCCCGTCCCGCGCGCTACCCGTCTCGATGTGTCTGCCCAGGGCATACAGCGTCGTCCCCTCATAGATCCGGACTCCGGACGCGATGTCCCCGCCGACATCGCCCGACGCCGCGTGTTCGCCGTCGTCGAACGGATCGCTCCGCTTGCGCTGTCGCCCATCGATGTCGAGGTCCGGCCGCGGCAACACCGCCGGACCAATCGGTCCGATCGAGTCCGTAAAATCCCCGTCGAGGAGACTGTCGTCGATGTGTCGGTGTCGGTACCAGTAGAGCCCGCCGGGCGGCAGCATGTCCGTGTAGGTGATCGTCCCTGGATCGAGCTCGACGAGTCGCGCCCACGTCCCCGGCGCACCGGCGCTATCGGGGGCCCGCTGGAGTTCGGTGCCGAGACCGATCGTCGCGTCATTGAGCCGCCATCCCAGCTTAATCCCCGTGTGCAGATTCCCGTCGGCGTCCGTCGAACGCGACGGACCCGCTGTCGTATTGCCGATGATGACATAGAGCGGTCCCGCCGGATCATCCGCCGTCGCCTGCGTCGCCGTCGTCGCGAAGGCATCGCTCGCTGTGGCACTGACCCCGCCCCACGGATCATAGTGGCGCACGCCGAACCCCGGGCTGTTGTACGTCGTGCTCGCGGTGAGATTTTTCATCCAGTGCTCGGTCCCCGGCCCGAGCTGCTGGATGGGCGGCAGCAGCGCCAGGCGCACGGTATCCAACAACACCTCGATCCCGTAGCTCGTATCGCCGTTCACCCACGTGCCCCGCGCGCGCGTGGCCTCCTCCTGGTCGACGAGGACGCTCGATGGCGTCGTGATCGCCGCCGTCGCCACGTAGCCCACGCCCCCGGCCACCGCATACACACTCGGGAGGGTCGGCCCCGCGGGGTCACTGACGGCACGCACCCACACGCGCCGGTCAGACGGGACGGGCGCGATGGTCACGGTGCCCGTCGCCGTGATCCGCGCAGCATGCTGCCACCGGTCCGAGCCCTCCGCGACACTCCCCGTACCCGTATCGGTGATCGCGTATTCCACGCGCGCCGGATCGCCCGCCCCGTTCAGCGTGACGAGCGCGGTGACGCCGTGTTTCGTGTTGCCCGCTTCCTGCGCGGGGGCCGCCACGGTCGGGGACTCCGCCACCACGTTGACCCCGAGATCCAACAACTCGATCGCGATCCGTGGACCGTCGTCGACCACTCCGAGGCAGCGCATGATGCGCGTGCCCCCGCGCGCGTTCGTCTGGGGGTCGGGGATCTCGGACACAGACACGATCCGCAGATCGCCGGCGGCACACGTACTCGTATTCGTCGTCCTGCGACAGGCGAGGACGACGACCTGCGGCGCATGGCTATAGGTCGAGCGCAGGGATTCCGCGATCAGCCGCGCGCGATTCGCGACCCACGCGGCGCGGGACTGCACGGTGTTGATGAGCTCGCCCGCGCGGGAGCGGAGCCCGAGCGCGTCGACGCGCCAGTCGTTTTCGCCGTGGTCCAGCACCCTCGCATCGTCACCCGCAAACGGCACGAGGTGGGTCAGCTGTGTGGCCATGACCAGGGGCTGCAACCCGCGCTCGCGCGGGATGGCCTCGGTATACGTGGCGACCTCGACACCGCTCAGCGCCTGCGTCGCGTCATTAGCCCAGAGGGGCGCCGACCCGTCCTCGGCGAGGTCGGCGTCGGTGATCGTCAGCACGCCCGTGAGGTCGATGGGCATGCGCAGGTCCAGCGGCACGAGCTGGCCGTCACCGTCGAAGCGGTAGCCGAGTCTGTGCGGCTGACAGATATACTGATCGACCCACTCCGCCCGATCGGCGGGACCGTCGGCGAGATAGCGGGAGGTCGCCAGCCTGGTATCCGCGATCAGGGCGGTGAATCCCACCGGGCCATGTCCGACACCGGCGGACGCCGTGGCGCTGTCATACGCCACGGCAAAGGCGGGCGTCCCGTCGCTTGCGAGGGTCGAGTACTCGCCGTCGAGGAGATCGCGCCAGAGCGTCGCCGGATGCACGTCATCGATATAGAGCGGGGCCTCGGGCTCAGGCGTCGTGTCCCACGCGAGCGTCAGTTCCACCGTCACATCATCGGCCGGCGCCGCCAGATACTCGGCGTGTCCGGTATCCAGCCCCCCATGCGCCGTCCGGAGCGGGTGGGCATCCAGCGACCACACCACCACGGTCGGGGCCGAGTCGAGCGTGACCACCGCCATGCCGCGCAGCTCGTAGGTCCCCGTGCTGCCCGACGAGGCCCCGGACGTGTGGGTGATCCGCAGGCGCACGCCCCGCGCGACGCTCGCCGGGAGGATGATCGCGTCCCAGGGCGCGTAGGCCTGCGGGACGACGCCGGTCACCTGACCCGAGGGACTGCGCTGGATCACCGCGCGGCCGAGCGCCGAGACATCCACCTGATCCAGATGCCGCCAGCGCCGACCGCGCTTCAGCAGCAGGTCGAGTGCGGCGCCCACGGCGGTATTCCAGCGGCTCGCCTGGTCGGTCTCGAGCTGGACGCCGAACCGATTCGCCTCGCCCCCGGTCCCGAGCGCGTAACTCGTGCCGGTCGTCTTGCCGTCGAGCGGGAATCCCCCGTAGGTGCTGATGCCCGCGACGAACCCATGCGGCAGGAGGAGCGCGGGGCTCGCGTAGGTGACATCGGCGTGTGGTCGGCCGGTGAAGATGCGCCGCCGGAGACCGTCGGCCATGTCGCGGACCACGATGTCCCACCAGATGCGCGACCCCGAGGAGAGGGCGACGCGATGGACGCGGCCGGTGAAATAACTACTCCAGGTCGCGCCGTCATCGAGCGAGCGCTCGATAAACACCTTGCAGCCGACCAGGTGCGGACGATCGCCGACGTCGCCCGTAAACTCACTAAGCCACCGCGCCGTATTCGACACGCCCTCGCGCGCGTCCACCACCCGGAGCGTCATCTCACCTGTATCCGTGCGACCGGTCAGCGGATCCAGCCGCCCGAAGCGCCCGGTCACCCGGTCCAGGTACGGCGCCCAGCCTGCGACCCCATCCTGTGTCGTGACCTGGAAATCCTCTCCGTGTGTCGCCCCGACGAGCGGGTCCGTGTCCCCCCCGCTGACCGACCGGGGCTTATACACCGTGGCGCGGTAGAGGACGTCATACGTACTCATGTGGACCGCGCCTGCGCGATGGTCGTGACCTCCGCGACACGCGCGCCGATCGTGAGCACCTCGATGGCCGCGACGTCTGCGGAACCGCCGCTCGGGGTGCCACCGAGAGACACGCTCGCAGCGGACCACGCGAGCGGGAACGTAGACGCGGCGTCGCTCGCGCTGCTCTCGCCCCCCTCCGCCACGCTCCCACGCATCTCCAGTCCGCTGGCCCCGACGCGGACGAGTAGCTCGACCACCTGACCGATGGCTGGCGCCAGCGCGAGCGCCGCCGACCGCAACGTGATCCCATCATCATAGGTCACCGTGTAGCTCCCGCTCGAGCCGAGGAACACCCGCAGCCGTGGGTTCGACGACGACCCTGGCCCCCCGATCAATGCGAGATTTTTTGCCGCGCCGAGATGGAGGGTGCCGGTCTCGACATACCGCAGGTAGATCCACAGCGGCTGGGGCCGCCAGACAAACGCCCGCGTGAAGCCCGCATGCGCCACGCGACTGGCGGCGGCCGTCGTCGTCAGGATCGGCGACGACACGGACGTCACCGCGACCTCGGCCTGCGCCTGCCAGAGCACGAGATACCCGGCGCCGTCCCCATCATAGGCGATCTCGGCGTCCTGCGTCGCGAGAGCCGCGTGGCACCGCATCGTCCCGAACGCACCGCCGATGCTCGCACAGAGGATACAGCGGTACCAGCCGGTGTATCCGCGCACGGGCTCGATGGCCGAGTACACGACGTTGGCGCCCGAGGTGGACCCGAGCGCGCCGGTCGCGAGGTCGAACCACGCCGTCTGCGCCGACCCGCCGACCGTCGCGTCGAGCGCCAGCCGGAGCCATGAGCGTGTCCCCGCGAAGGCATAGACGCTCCAGACCACATCGTTGCCCGCCCCGATCACGATATCCTGTTGGAGGCGGTGACTGGTGGCAGCCGTGGCGTCCTCGATGAGATGGTCCGCCGTCGTCGTGCCGTCGGGGGCCGTCGCGGCATTCGCGCTGATCGTCGCCTGCGCGACGGTCCAATCCGCGTCGTCGAACTGCTGGGAATGGAGCACGACGTTCTCCCCTTCCCTCTCGATGAGTGTGACCCGCTCGTCTCCCCAGAAATGCCGGTCGCGTACCGTATCGACCGCCGCCGTCGCCACACCCGTCGGACCGTGGTAGAGCGCGGTCCCTGCGCGGGTGTAGGTCCAGACGCCGGCGGTGGCCCCCCCCGCGCGATACTCGACCATGAGGCCGCGGAGCGCGAGCGCGAAATCGTAGGTCGCATTACGGATCGTGATCTCGATATCCCGGTCCTGCCCGGAGGACGACGGGACGCCACCGCCGCGCAGCGGCTCGACGAGGTAGCAGTCGGGGATATAAAAGTCCGGGTAATCGCGGTCAGGGATAAAGCGGAAGCTCTGCTTGTCGCGCGCCCAATCCAGGAACTCCTGCCAGCTCCGCGAGCCGGCAAAGAATGTGTCGCTGGTGCTGCTGCTCAGCCGGTCCGGGATATACCGCTGACGCACCGTGAGCGTATAGTCCCAGCCCGTGATCCACGCATCCTCTGTGCCGCTCGCGCCCTGCACCCATTCGGATCCCGCGCGGGCGACCCGATCCGTCACGACGTCTTGCAGGGGCACGGCCATCACGAGTTCGTTGGCCGACTCCGTGCCCCAGTGCAGGGCCGAGTACAGGGCGCCGCTCATGTGAGCCGGAGGTTGATGCGGCGCCCGCGGAGCGCGTCGAGTCGAGCGGCGAGCCGCTCGACGGCCGCGGTGTCGTCCGGGCTAAAACCCTGGAGGGAGATGGTCACCTCGCCTTGGGCCTGCCGCATCTGGTCGAGCGCACGATCCGCATAGGAGTCGATGCGGACGTGCGTCGGCGCAGGGTCACCCCGACCGACCACCAGGCTGGCGACATCGGCGAGGATGCTCACGATCGAGCCGACTGTCCCACCACTCTGACCGGCGATCCGCGAGATCATGTTGAGCACAGACTGCACTACGTCGTCGGTGCCGCGCAGCACCGACGCCGCCATGAAGGCAAACTCACGGCCGACCGTGAGGGCCATATCGGAGATCGCGGCCCCGGCCTCCTCGAACACCTGAACCGACTGCTCGACCTCGCGAGGGACAAAGGGGCGCAGGGGGAGGGGCGTCGGAATGTCTACCACGTCCCGCTCGCGGGCGGACGCGGCGAACGCCGCGGCCTCCGCGGCCGTCGGGCGTCGCACGGTGACGGCGCTCGTCTGGCGCAGCCGTTTCCGCGCCTCGACGAGCGCCGTCATCGTCTCGCTGATCTCGTGGTCGAGGCGCACGATGTCGTCTGTCACCGCGACCACCTCGCGCATGGTCGCCATGAGGTCGCGCTCGGAGCGGAGACGCAGCAACGGATTCCCCTCCCCCTCCGGCGACGTCACCGGCCGAGCCATCAGCGCAGCACGCTGGGCTCGCAGGACGCCCAGTCGCGCCTCGAGAAACGCGGGCGTCTGCCGGATTTCGTCCGCGCGACGCTCGGCCCTGGCCCCGCTGGCTAGCGATTGGATCCGTTTGACAGACGCCTCCATCCCCGCGATCTCGGTCTCGGCAGAGACAAAGGGCAGCGGGGCGATGAGCGCGGCCATGAAGGCATGACCGGCCAGGGTCCCGAGCGCGTCGAACACCTCGCGAATCGTCCCGCTATCCGCCATGAAGATGTCCGCCAGGTCCTCCACGAAACTCGTCGCACGACTGAGGATCCCCGCAAAAAAATCACTCTCGTTGATTTTTTTGCCGATCGAGTCCACGGCATTTTCGACCTGGACCCGGAGCGTCTGCATCGTGTCGCCCGCGCCCAGCGCCGTCTTCCCGAGCTTGGCGAGCGCGACCCGGCTCGCATCGATCGCGGCGGCGCGAAACGCCTCGCGTCGCTGGGCGTCGGTCAGCGCGCTGACCGCCACGCCGAGCGCCGCCGCGTATCGCACGTTGGCCTCGCCCGCCGAGACGGTGAGGCCCACATCGTCGAGGAGTTTGGGACTGAGCCGCGCCAATCCCAACGTCATTTTATCGATCGCGACCGACGCATCCAGTCCCATCGCCCTCCCCAGCGCAATCGCCGTCTGTGTGAGATCGCCGAACTCCTGCGTCGTCTGCACCGCGCCCAGCGTCACCGCGCGATTGAACCCCACCATCAAATCGTAATCTCTCACGAGCCCCTGGGTGGACTCGCGGAGGGCACGCAGGGCGGACGTACCTGTCCCGGCGGCACGGTTGAACGCGCTCTGCACGACGGTCAGATCCCTGCCGCGCCGGAGGAGATCGGCAAAACCCGACGACACCTGACCCGCGACGCGCACGAGTTTGCCGAACAGCGCCGCCGCTTGGTTGGCGACGATGATGATCGATCCGAAATTGTTGCGGATCTTGCCGAGCACGCTGCTCGCGAGATCGCGTGCCCGGATGATGATCGAAACCTGTTCAGTGGCCATCAGTCCCCGCCGCCCTGTTCACGAGGAGATCCGGGCGGCGGGCCGCCGCCGCCGGGAACGCGCGGCGCCGAAGCATCTCGATCGTCCGCGCACCCGATGCCCCGAAGGCCACGCCGATCCCCTGTGCCACCGCATACGTCCACCGCAGCTGCTCGCGCGCCTCGCGCTGTCCCCCGGACCTCGCGAGCAGCCAAAAGAGATGCCAGGACATCGCGAGGTCCGGGGGACCGTACCATGTCGCATACTCGATCAGGAGGTCGTCGATCCATGCGGTGCGGCGGGAGGTCTCGGTGACGCCGGAGGCGTCGCGGGCATCGGCCTCCGGTGGGAAAAAAACGCGCGGACGACGTCAAACAGCTCCATCGGCAACAACTCCTCCTCGAGGCCGATCGCGTCGGGGAACTCCTCCATGAGGGCGATCATCGCTTTCGCCGCCCCACCGCCGTCCGTGTCTTCAGCGGACTCGAGCAGCGCGAGGTAGCGCGCCGCCTCACGCAGCGGCATCGTCCGGACATGGACGCTCCGTCCGGACGGCAGCGGGAGATCGAGTCCCACACACGCCGCGGTGACCAGGTCGCGCGCCATCGGAACCCTCCCTTTCACTTGTCGGAGACTGTGTGGTGCCGCCTCGATGGGCCGGACACATTCTGCCCGGCCTATCGATCAATCGAAGACGATCGACGCCGCGGTCACCCGATACAGAATCTCCCACCCGGCGAATCCGTCGAGGTCCTGGTGACTGATGCTTTCGACCGTCGCGTTGTCGACGTCGAGCTTGGCGCGCTGATACTGCGCGCTCCCCAGCGTGAGGTCGATCGTCCGGTTCGTCGGGACACCACCCGCCGCGGGCTTCGCATCGTCGTAGGGGTTCGCGGTGGCGAGCGCGTCGGTCTCGGCGGTCAGGCGGAAGTGCGGATCGAAGCGGCTGATCGAGAACGCCGTGACGCCATCCGCGGCCTGGGCCGAATCCCGCCGCACGATGGTCGCCCCGGTGGTAAACTCACCCGACACCCGGGTCGGGGTCCAGCCGCCGACGGTCAGGGCCAGCCCCACCATCGGCGGTGGGACCTCGGCCGTATAGGTGATCGCCGGCAGCGCGCCGGTGGCCACCGACGCGACGAGGCCCTGCACACGGAAGCGCATGAGGCCCAGCTCGCCCGGAGTGAACGGCCACGTCAGCTCGCCACGACAGCCGACGATTTTGTAAATATTTCCCGCGCCGTAGGCCCAGATGGTGCAGCTCTCATGCCCGGTGTCCTCGAGCGTGTATGTGACCGTCTCCGCTCCGCCCGTCGTGACGACCGTCTGCGAGCAGCCCGACGAGCGAATCAGCGGGTGGACTGACGGAAGATCCGTCGCCGAGTAGGCCGCCCCGAAGCCGGTCAGCTCGACGCCGAAGTCGAGGGTCGCAATCCAGCCGCGTTTGGGGCCGGCGCCGAGAGGCAGGAGTGTCCCGGTCACCACCTCGTCGCGCAGGTTGCTGAACGCGTACTCGAAACTGATCTGCGCCCAGAGGCGTTCACTGATGCGGATGCCATTGGCGGCGGCGGTGGGCGTGGGATCGGTCCCATAGACCGACTCGATCTTGCACAGCAGGCCCTCGATGCGGATGGGATTCTCAGCCATCGTCGTCGATCCTTTCGGCTCTCACCGGGTGTGCCGCGCGGTGCCGGCGCGGTGCGTCATGCGCGGGGGGCGGGGGTGTGTCCTCGTCGGCGGCCTCGAGCAGCGCCACGAGCTCCGGTGCCAACGGACGGCCACGAGCACGCCGGCTCCGGAGCTCGGCCAGGTCTGGTCGGTCTCGCGCCGTGCGATCAGGGACCGTGGGGTCGATCATGGGGCCGTATCCCTGACGCGCCACGTGATCCGCATCGCGCCGGCGATGAGCACACCGTCTATCTCGACGTCCGCGGGCATGTCCTCGACCGTCTGGAGATCGGTCACGATGATGCCGTTCCGCGTGCGTGCCGCGCTCGTGGCCCCCGCGAGATCCGACACCGCCTGACGCACGGCCCGCAGCGTGTAGTGTGCATCCTCGACCCCCGCAGCGGAGTCGCTGTCCTCGACCAGATAATAGACACCCACCCGCGCCGTCCCATCCTGCTTCCCGACATGCGGGGCCTGCCACTGCGCGCCCGCATCGTACACGAGGAGTGAGGGCGCCGTTTCGAGCGACGCGTTCCACCGACGGCGGGCGACGACGCCATAGCGCGTATCGTCCAAGACCTGCGCGAGGTCGGGCGGCACCGTGTCGCCCGTGTCGAGATCGACCGCCGCGAGGAGCGCGTTGACGCCCGTCGTCCCATCAGCGAAATAATCCGCGCAGATGCGCACGGGCTCGATCATGTGACCACCGCCACCGTCACCTCTTTCAGCGCGCCATCCTCGATGCGCTGGATGTCGCGGACACTGTAACTCACCTCGTCACTCGCCCGGACCAGGACACTGTCACGCGTGAGCAGCGGGAAATCCGTCGTGCGGAGGGTCAGCACCGCACGGGTGATCACTTTCTCGATCCCGTCGCCCCCCATCCGGATCTCCTGCCGCACGTCGAAGAATCCTCGGGCGGACAGCACACCGCACGTCACGAGCTCGCCGGTCGCCAGCAGCGCGGGCAGATCGGACGCGAACACCCTCCACTAGCTCCGCGTCTGCCAGACTCGCACGTAGTCGACATCGAGCACGCCGAGTCCCGCACCGCTCGCCTTCGCGATGTGACAATAGGGCTGCAGCTTCAGGCCGGCGACGTCGGACATGTCGAACGTCGTCCCGGTGGCGACGGCCGCGCCATCGACGTAAAACTTGCAGTCCGCGATCGTGGTGCAGTCGATCCGGAAGATCGCGAAGGTCCCCGCCGTCAGCGTCGTGCCGGTGCTGATGTCGTCGTTCGTGTTCGTCGCATCGTCATTCTCGACGACGATCGCGCCGTTCCCGTCCGCCTTGAACCAGATCGATTCCGCCACTGTGTCGGCGACGGCGTTCTTGTCGCCCGCCAACCCCCAGACGGCTTCGGCGAGCAGGGTCGGCAGTGTTTGGAGCGCGACGCGCATTTCGATCACGAGCCCCTGATTCAGGATCAGCGGCCGCTGATCGCCCCACGTCAGACCGGACTCCTGCGCCTCCGACGTCACATCGAGCGGCATCCGGCATACTCCATTCGCCACGTCGGCGGCGATGAGCGGCGTCGTATCGCCGGCGGACGAGACATCGATCGCCGTCCACGCAGCCGGGATGGTGCCGTCGCCGAGAAAATCCTCGGCGTAGACCACGGGCGCGAACGGCGCCACGCGCTCATGTGTCTGCGAGTCGTAGTACTCCAGGATGCCGTTGTGGTACCGCGCCTTGGTGCTCATGGTGTCACGCTCCCTCTCCGGCGACCATCGGCCGCCGCCCTGTGGTGGACGGAAGTGGTAGCAAGGGGGACGTGAGAGCCGATGCGCCGACTCTCACGTCTCCGACAACCCTTAGGTGACCGCCGTGCCCGGGCTCGTGGTCGCATACCGCGGCTCGCTCAGGATGATCAGGATCCCCCCCAGAATCGGAGAGTTGACATCCTCGACACACGTCAGCCGGGCGTAGCTATATCCGGTCGGGGCCAGCGCGTCGCTGTCCACCTCGACCACGTAGCGCTGCGCGGAGCCCGCCGTGGTCGTGAATCCGGCCGCCGCCGCCGCCGTCAGCGCTGCGGCCGTGTCGGCCGACGTATAGCGCCGATAGCGGAACGCGACGGCGGTGGTGGTGGTCGGGGTGGTATCGTCACACGCCTCGACCGTGATCAGAGTGGTGCCCGTGGCCCCAACCCCCCACCACACGATGAACGTCGCGTGATGATAGTCTTTAAGGCTCACGACGTCACTCGACACCGTGCCCGCGAACGCGTCCGCGACCGGATCGAGGCCCACTACCAGATGGTTGCGCTCAGTGAAGATCATGGTCCCTCTCTCCTCCGCGGTTAGGCGCGCGTCGCCAACGCGACGTACGGCGATTGCGTGACGGTGCCCTTGAACGGCGTCAGTGCGACCCGCCATGAGGGCTGTCCGTCGGTCCGCAGCGTAAAGCGGAACGTGCGTTCGTTCTCGAGAAACTTCACCGAAATCGATTCGGCCGCTTTGACGCCGCCTTTCGTGATCATTTCGTACGCGCCCCATTGGGCGAGCACGATGTCCCCCACGGTCCCGAGAGTCTCACAGTACTCCACGGGGATGACGGGCAGCCCGAGGAGCGTCGCGAAGGGCGCCGCGCTCAGGCCGCCGGGCGGCATGTAGATCGCCTGCCCGCCCGTGCCGAAGGTGATGCCCATGGTGAACAATTGCGGCTCGATGTCCTGATTGATGTGCCACACCGCGCCGGTCCTGCCCGCCCCCCACGACCGCGCGTACATGGTGACGATGTTTTCCACCGTCACGGTGTTCGCTTGCTGACCGGTCTCTTTGGCGACCGAGATGAGACATCCAGCTTGGAGGATCCCTTTCGGCATGCCGGCGCCGGTGCCGTTGAACAGCGCATCCTCGAGCATGAAATTCAGCTCGATCGGGACGGCGCGGTTCAGGCGGGCGTTGAGTGCCACGACGTCCTCGAGCTCGTCTTCGGTCGCGTAGACCGCGGCGCCGAGACCCTGCAGCTTGAGGCCGATCTGAGTCCATTTCGGCTTGCTCGCCGTGATGGCCTCGCCGTCCGGGGTGTTGATCCAGTAGCCCCGAATACCGCCCTGCCTCGACCCCGTGGCGCGACTGGTCTCGTCGACGCCGTTGATCGTCAGCGCGTTGCTGTTGGGGCCGATGGGCGTGCGGGTGACGCGCGGGAGGATCTGGCCCGTGCTGTAGGTCCGCTCGAGCAGGCGATCGCTGAAGGTCGGCGCAAGAAAGAATCCGCCCTCCGAATCCACGACACCGCTCATGCCGGTGGCGGCCTTGATCCGGTCGTGCGTCTGCAGCAGCCGACGATCGATGCTCGAGGGCGTCACGGCGGCGGCGCGGATGAGCATGCACTGCTCCCCGAGCGAGGCGAACGGCTCGGCGAGCTCACGGTCCGTCACGCCTGTCACCACGGGAGTCGGCGGAACCAAACGCGCGGCGTCCCGTGCGGCCACGCGTTTGGTGAGATCCTCGCGGATCGCGTCGAGTGGCGTCTCGGCCCGGATCAGCGACGCCGCGAGCCCGGGGAACCCCGCCAGATCGCAGAGCGTGGAGACCTCGGCGACGTACGCCTTGTACTCGCCCAGCAGATCGGGCGACGCGGGCGTCACGGTGGCAGGTGCGACAGGTGGATGCGTGGGCGTGGGCATGGATACGGTCTCCGCAGTGGCCCGGGGGGCCGGTGATAAAGACAAAATCGGATTGTTCCTGCGCGCCGAGACCGCCGGCGGCAGGTGGACGGTGAGTCCTCGCAGATCACACGACGCCGCGAGCCACTGGCGGTCGGCGTGCTGCAGGGCGGCGAGCCGCGGCAAGACCGCGGCCAGCGACGGTGCGGTACTCGACCGGACACCCACGGTCTCGGCGAGCATCGTGTGCGTCTCCTCGAAGGTGGCCACGTGATCGGCCATGCCGGCCGCGACGGCGGACTGCCCGATCAGGATCCCGCCCCTCCCGTAGTCGGCCAGCACCGTCGCCTCGTCGGTCTTCCGGTGTCGTGCCACCGCCGCGACGAAAACGCCCGCCAGCTGATCGACGATCGCCTGGTAGCGCGCGCGGCCTGACTTCGTCGAGGCGTCGATGAGCTTGTCCGGCGTCTGACTCGAGACGAACTCGATATGGCGCTCCGCGGTCTCGGGATCATCGTGGACGGCGCTCATCACGACCCCGATGGAGCCCACGAGCGCGGTATCCGAGACGACAACCTGGTGCGCGGCGGTCGCGAGCCAGAACGCGGCACTCGCGCCAAACCCGCCGATATGCGCGACGATGGGTTTCCGCTCCCGCGCGGCACAGATGAGTTGCGCGAGATCGGACACGCCATTGACGTCACCGCCGGGCGAATCCACCGCGAGGAGGATGCCCTTCACGGCATCGTCATCCAGGGCTGCCGTGAGGTCGGTGGCGAGCACTGCATACGACGTGGCGCCGCTGATTTCCGTCAGCAGGTTCGCGTACCGGAACATCGGGCCGCTCACCGGGATCGTCGCCACGCCATCGCGCACCGTCACCGCGCGCGCATTGTCGAGGGGGATACCCAGGCGTGCCGCGACGGCGGCGGCCTCCTCCTCGCTGTAGTCCCGATGAATCACGCGCAGGAGGAATCCGAGCGTGTCGGGCAGGATCGCCCACGGCGTCCCGAGCGCGTACTCGACGAGGTGTGCGCCGACGCGATGCGTCACCATCTCCTCCCGTTCCCGTGTGGGGCGGCTGCCTTCGCGCTTTCGATGTCTGGCTTGGATCTCGGCTCGGTCCGCGTGCGGAGGGTGACACCGAGCTGCTGCGCGAAAGCCTCCTCCGCCGCCCGCTCGCGGATAACGTCGTAAAAATCACGGCCCTGCCGAGCGGCCTGACGTGTCCGGCTGTCGAGACCGTGCTCGACGGCCATCATGGCCGCCCTGGCATCTTTTTCCGGGTCGACCCACGCCCAGCCGCGCGCGTGCCACTGCACCGCATGATAGCTCTGCTGGTCGAGGCGACTATCGAGGACGCCCGCCAGCATCGCCATCCGCACCCACGCCCGATAGACGCGTGTGTGCAGGTGGGCGATGAGCCACGTCTGGAGCGCACGATAGACGTCCCGCTCATCCAGGATGCCCGCGCGGATCGACGAGAAGTTCACGTCCGAGAGATCTTGGGAGAGCGCAGAATAGCTGATGCCCAGTCCCGCAGCAATCGAGCGGAGCATCGCCTTGGAAAACTCGCCAAACGCTTCCGTGGGATGCGTCGGCGACCACGGCTCGAACTGGAGACCCGGGTCGAG